AGAATTGCTGCTGACCATCCAAGAATAATAACTCGGACGAGAGTTGATACACCCTCATCCGCCCACTCAAATTTGTTTTCCTTTTTGGCTTCCTCTTTCTTTGGATTTGATTCCATGAGTAAAGAGTTAGGCTCTTCTATTTATTAAAAAGAGCAATAAAATATTCAGCATCTACAACAACTAAGGGTTTCTTCCTATTCTTCTTCATAACTACTATCGGTTCATAGTCACCACAATTAGATGCTGCTTGTTCATAAGCATCCCAGACGTTCAACCTTTCAACGTTCTTACATTCAATTGAGTGAGGAAACTTTTGTCTTGCTGCCCGTGCCATGATGAGATCTTCACCACCAGCACCCATAGATCGAGACTCGATATCCTCAGGGTGAACATCTAGAATCTCGATCAACATTTGTCTCACCCACTTTTGTAAGTTACGACCCTTTGCCTTAGCACTTTGTGTTTTCATCAATCAGTCCCATGGGTCACGTATTTGTACTTTATTGCTTGTAGTTGGAATGCCTTTGCTAGACTTGACGGACCCCTTGAGAGGAGATCTCTCTCCTCCTGACTGGGTAGGTTTGTCTGTAGGAGGTCTTCCCTCCAACCAGGTAAAGAATATCTGATCACAACTGGAAACCAACGAAAGTATCTTCTTCAACATCTTGCGTAATCCCCCCAATAACATAAGATTCAACTTCTGTTTCTTGTGGAGCAACTTGCAATCCTTTAGATGACAACCAGTGTTCAGTCCATGGAAGAGGATTGTTGTTAGCAGGAGCATCAAAGATAGGTTTTAGACCAATTGATTTCATGCGGCGATTAGCAACCCACTGAACATATTTCTGAAGAAGTTTTGCATTGAGACCAATCATTGAACCATCACGGAACAAATAGTCTGCCCAAATTACTTCTTCTTCAACACATTTATTAAACATTGCATATACATTCCCTTCCTCTTCTTCTGCAATTTTAACCATGTCAGGGTCATCTCCCTGCTTCCACTTGTTTAGAATGTTCTGAGTAATAGTCATATGCTGTGATTCATCTCTAGCAATGAGAGAGATGATCTTAGCATTTCCTTCCATCAGTTTGTTCTCACCAAATGCAAAGGAACATGCAAATGATACGTAGAAACGAATGCCTTCTAGAATATAAACATTAGCAACTGCTCTATAAAGTTTTCTCTTTAGTTCATAGAGTTCATATTGTGCTGTAGGAACTTCATCTAAAGCATGTTCCCACTGATTACCAGCACCCCATTCTTGTGCTGCCTGCAGAAACTCATCATATGCTTTAGTTACACTAGTTGCACGTTCAAGAATTTTTTCATCAGTGATAATTTCATCGAATACTTCAGAAGGATCTGGGTAAACATTTTTAATAATATGAGTATATGAGCGACTATGGATCATCTCCATGGTCTGCCAGATATTCATTGCTGACTCAAGTTCGGGTAGGCTGCAATAAGGCATGAAAGCCATGCCAGGACCACGACCTTGTACGGAGTCAAGCATGATCTGATACTTGAGGTTCGACGTAAAGATGTGCTTTTGCTCTGGACGGAGTTGCTGATAGTCTGCACGATCTTTTTGTAATGATACTTCTTCTGGACGCCAAAAATAACCCAGTTGTTGTTGTGTCAGCTTATCAAATACAGGATACTTAAACGCATCATATCTCTGGACACCCAAAGGAGCACCAAAAAACATATGTTGTTTAGTAGTATCTACTTTATTCTTATTGAAGACTGTCATGCCTTCAATTTTTTTACTATTATCATTAACTTTAAATTGCACAGCTGTCACAGGCTTCTTCCTCTTGGGTGTTTAAGATATCTGTTAGAAGATCTTCTACAGATTTTTTTGTTTCTTCTGGTGCATCAACATCATCTATCTTACTATCGTAAGTGTTCTGATAGTAAGATGTCTTCCAACCATACTTATATGTATTTAAAAAATCGCCTGCCATCACTGATACAGGGATCTTATTCTCTGGGTAATTCTCTGGGTTATAACTCCAGTTGCCTGAAATTGCCTGATCAAAGAACTTTTGCATCACAGAGACCACATTAATATAACCTCTATTAGATTTCATCTCCCATAGCAATGTATAATTACTCTTCAATGTATTATATTGTGGAACAATTTGCTTAAGAGGTCCTTTCTTTGATTTTTTAATGGACAAGAAGTCTCTAGGAGGTTCGATTCCATTGGTTGCGTTTGACACAACGGAACTAGATTCTGATGGCATTTGTGCGGACAATGTGCTGTGTCTAAGACCATACTCTTTGATATCTGAGCGAAGACTATCCCAATCACAATTTAATCCTCCTGCAATTTCATCAACTTCAGATTTGTAAGTGTCGATTGGGAGGATACCATCGGAATATTTTGTTCGATTGTAATAACCACATGCTCCTTTTTCTTTTGCGATTTGATTAGAGGATCGTAAAAGATTGTACTGGAAAGATTCACTAAGGTCGTGGACGAGTTTCCATGCGTTTGGATCATCGTAATGTTCTCCTTGTTTGGCAAGATAATGTGCTAACCCAATATAACCAACACCAAGACTACGGCGATTCTTAGTGCTAACTTCTGCTGCCTTGATAGGATAATTTTGATAATCAATCAGTTCTTCAAGACCACGTACAGCAAGATCAGTCAGTTCTTCTAGGTCAGATAATTTATTTATCTTTCCCACATTAATAGCAGAAAGAATACAAAGAGCAATCTCACCTTCGCCATCAATATGCTGCAGTGGATCAGTAGGAAGTGTAATCTCCTGACATAGGTTACTCATATTAATTTTATCTTTAAAAGATGAATGAGCATTGCAATGATCAATATTCATAATATAAAGACGACCAGTCTCTGCACGTTCTTTTAAGAGACTAAAAATTAGTTCTTGTGCCCCGATAGTCTTTCTTGGAGTAAACTTATCTGATTCATAGCGTACATAGAGATCGTCAAATGAATCAGTACCAAAAGCATCATAGAGACCTGGTACGTCATGCGGTGAGAATAAGCTAATCTCTCCATTCGCAATGAAACGTTCGTAGAAAAGTTTTGAAATTTGGATTGAGTAGTCAAGTTTCCTCACTCGATTGTCTTCTGTTCCCTTATTATTCTTAAGAACAATAATGTCTTCTATTTCTTGGTGCCAGATAGGAAAGTGAACTGTAGCAGAACCACCTCGGATGCCGTTTTGAGTGCAGCATCGTACAGTTGATTCAAACTTTTTAAGGAAGGGGACCACGCCTGTGTGTTGTACCTCTCCACCTCGGATTTTAGCGTTGATGCCACGGATTCTACCTGCGTTGATACCGATTCCTGCGCGTTGTGCAACATATTTACCAATAGCCATATCACTGCTAAAGATACTATCGAGGGTGTCATCAACATCAACGAGAACACAACTCGCAAACTGACGGAGAGGCGTTCGCACTCCTGCCATGATTGGTGTTGGGATGTTGATTTTGTGCTTGCTGATTGCGTTGTAGTATCTTCTGACATAATCTAATCTATTGGATAAAGGATAGTCGGCAAAGAGAGTCATTGCAATAAACAGATACATGTATTGTGGAGTCTCATAGACTTCACCTGTGCTTCTGTCTTGTACGAGATACTTATCAACTACCTGACGAAGACCGGCAAAAGAAAATAAGTAATCACGACCATGGTCGATCCAAGTATTAATTCTATCCCAATCTTCATCACTATACTTGTCTAAAATATCTTCGTCATACACTTTATTTACTGTAACATTATATAGGGCAACGTCATATGCACTAGGCATACCATCTTTCCAAACATTTTTATTGAATACTTGCTTACGTAAACTAAACAACAATAAACGAGCAGCAACAAACTGATAGTTTGGATTATCTAAACAAATTAAATCTGAGGCTGAGCGAATCAAAATCTCCTGGATATTCTCGGTAGTAATTCCATCATGAAATTGAATATCAGAATGCATTTCTACCTGACTCGCAGAGACCCCTGAGAGACCTTCACACGCTTCTTCAACCATCTTATGAATCTTTTCAAGGTTAAGAGGTTCTATCGATCCATCGCGCTTCTCTACGTTAATTGTGCTCATACCTTTTTCCATTCGTTCAGTTTAAGTTTTGCTTGGAGTCCGCTGTAAGTGTTTGATTCTACCAGAGATTGAACGTCATGTCCAGCGAGTGCCATGTCGTTAAGGTCTTTCTCTTTAATACGTTTAGGGAAGATGACTACCTTATGCCCTTCCTTGATCGTCGATGCAATCTTATTAACAATTTCTCTCGATCTGGGTTCGTTGTCATAGGTGTATACGAATCGATAATCATAACTGCTAAGGTTAACATCGCTACCACACATAGCAATAGCGTTGTTAATGAAATGGCTGTCGAAGGGTCCTTCTGTGACATATACTTCCTTGGTGGAGTCAACACGATCTAATCCATACACTTTAGGCATAGAATCGTCTAGCATGATTGTAATGTATCTGATCTTTGCTTTTGGAGCAAGAGATCTCCCTTGGTAACCAAACATGTTACCATTTTTATCCTTAAGGGGGATTATTATTCGTGGACTATCTTGACGTAAAGTATCGAATGTCTTCTTCTGTTCGTTAGTCCATTGTTTAAATTTTGGGCAGTAGTAAAAACTATCTAACTCTTCAATTTTTCTATTCTCTAAGTATTGCCTCGCCGGGTGAGAACTATTTAGTACGGAAATAGGTTGCAAACCTACATCTTTTGATTTTTTAAAGACTGGAGGTTTGAAGTCAAATTTTGGATCAGCAGTTTGCGATCCTTTACCAGTAAGTCCATCACGATATCTCTCCATGACATACTGATCATGAAGTATCGAACTTTGATCTTTTAAAAAATTAGTAAAAGTTCTACCTACTCCGCAGTTATGACACTTGTAAACAAAGTCGTTCTTAACTTTGAAAAGATACCCACGAGCTTTGTTAGTATGTTTTTTCGAGTCGCCACAATATGGACAACGAAAATTATATGTTTTACCGCTATTTTTACTTACAAATTTGCTGAGTTGTGGAGAAACCAGACTAATATATTTGGAATCAAGGTAACTCACGCATTAAATTCTACTCCATCTATCATAGCAGATGACTTGCTATCTGTCAACAGTTTGAAGACAGGAGGGAACACTTGTAAAGCTGTCACAAGGGTGGTCAGTACAGCAGTAGTGGCAATGACAAACCTAGCATTGCTTTCTGTTTTCTTCTGGATCCTATCCATCCTACTAGTAACTAGTAAAAAATCCTTCTCATGCCTTACCTTCATCTCCTCAAGCATACCGATGATAAGTTTATCGGCACGTTCAGATTCATCCAAACGATTTTCATGACGCTCCAAGATTACAGCAACTCTGTTGCTGTTTTCGGAGATTGTACCTACTGCTCTTTCGAGTTTGTCAAGCATCTCTTTGGAGAGATCTTCATAAATGTCCAGTTTACTTTCTAAAACTGCTAGTTTACCAAGACCGAATGCCATACTTAAACGTTCCTTACTGCGAACTCAACTGCTGACTGATATGAAGCAGCATCTTTGTTTAACATATAACGAAATTGCTGTTGCTTAGGTTCATCTAATTGTGCATAACATGCAGCAATACGCTTTGCAGAGAAGTTATCCAGGTTTTGGGAAGTTCCATCGGAGAAATCAATCTTAGCAAAAGAAGTTTCTCCACTAGGACTAAGTTCTTGTGTTGCAACTTGTAGTGCAACATCTAATGTATCAGTATTTTCGTTAATCATAGTATTAGTTTCAATTTCAGTTTGTTCTTTTTTAAGTTTCTGTGTTTGATCCGATGCTTTCTTTTTAAAGTCGGAAAGACGTGCTTTCATTAGCACATCCATTTCTTTTGTTTTCGATTGCATTTTCTTTTTCGCTTCTTCTCTCTTCTTTTGAAGATCTTTTTGGCGACCAAGTTTTTTGCCTTGCTGAATTTGCTTCTGTGCTCTCTCCGTTTCTGAGGGCACTGCTTCAGAAATAGTTACTTCTAATTCTTCTTTCATTTTTCTTTGACTGATACGAGAGAGCATAGATTTTGCACCAGAAGTGCGACCATCAACCTTATCTTGGTTGTTCTTTTTATATTTACGATGTTTTTTTGTATTGACAAAAACAAAAGCGGGTGGCATAGCAAGACCTGCGCCATTACCAGCCATCATTTCATTTAAATTAGATTCAATTTGTTCAGACATTCTTTGTCAACATCCTTGTTTAAACTTTGCGGTAATCTATTTAGAAAAAGCATGAATGCTTTTAAGTAAGACCAATGCGTTGCTTCTGTTTTATAAAAAAGAAGCGGTGTTGCCGCATCATCAAATACATTATACATCACGATTATATGATTAAGAATCAAGTGAGTTTTTAATTCCCCACTTGATTCATAACGTTTGAATAGTCGTTTAATATACCTGATCCTATTTAGATCCTCTTCAAAGTCACTATATGTGACTGACTGAGGATTATTATAATGTTTAATAGCAAATAAGATCCAGTTTTCTGGAGTCAATTCATCGAAGATCATTCCTTATCAGGCAGTAGTTACAACAGCAACAGCAGAGATTTTCTCTGTAGCACCATTAGTGGAGTTGATCTTGACGCGGTAGGAACCAGCGTCAGTAGTAGCATAGGTAGCAACATCAAACGTTGTGGCAGTAGCACCAGAAACGTTGTTCCATTTCTTACCAGACTTCTTCTGCCATTGGAAGGTGAGAACAGAGGCATCACCAGGAGGAGTAGCGGTAGCGCCAAGAACAAGTTGTAGAGCGGCACCAACAGCAACAGCAGTATCTACTGGTTCTGTCTGGATGTCAATCAATACACTTACATCTGCTGCAGCAGCATCATCTGCCTGAGTCTCATTAGAGTTAAGATCAGGACCAGCAATGGTTACTAGCATCTCTGCTTTATGACGGGTGTTACCTTCACAATCGGTGTATGTAAAGTAAGACCACCAACCAGGAGCATTCAAACCACGCGCTTTGTTTGCTGGCAGTGCTGCTTCGGTGTCGTCAATAAAAATTGTTTGCTTTGCTTGTGCGGATGCAGCAACTCCAATGCCTGCTTTGGCTTTGTTAGCGTTGCTGTCCGTTCTTCCGTATAGGGACATTGGATCTCCAGTAGACTATTCGATTCTCATATTATTTATAAAAAAAGGAGAGGCATACACCTCTCCTAATATTATCACTCTTCTCGGTTCTTAATTGCGGCAGATACAACTTCTAAAAGTTTATCATCCATATCAGTCTTGGTCAACTTAACTGCTTTAGCAAGAATAACAAGACAGATCTCAACCATCTTCTCACCGAGTTCTTCATTCTCTGGAATTTTAGCAACAGCATCTTTAATAATTTTCGACGCTAGTGGGAGTAGAAAAGATAACATTGTTTCATAGCATAGGGTATGAATATTTATCTTTTTTATCTTTTTTGCCAGGTTTCATTGGTTTAGGTTCTGGTTCGCCGTCATCTAGTTCGGGCATCACCTCAACCACTGGCTTCTTTACTTTTTTTCGGCTTCCTCCTTCATGCCTTTTTTCTTGGCACCAATAACCTTAGAAATTTTCTTGCGGCGAGCATGTAGATACTTGTCAGACTTATCTACATCACCATCGTTGTCGATGTCAGCATCTGCCTTACCTACGGGGTCAAGTTTCTTTCCTTCCTTGACACAATTAGGAACTTCTTTGCCACCTTTGTTCTTAGTACCAGATGCTTTGTATCCCTTCCAGCATGTAGAAGCACCAACATTCTTACGTGCTGTCTTCATGCCTTCTTCGATTACTTCTTCTTGGAAGACATAGGTAACTCCATCAAGTTCAAACTCAACAGATTCTTTCTTTGCAGTCTTAGCAGACTTCTTGAATGCATCCTTAGCAGGGTAAGAATCGCTTCCTGGTTTAGCAGGTGAACCACCACGCTTTTTCTTAGCATGAATGTTCGCGTAGAGACCTTTACCTTCAGTCACTGCCTTTTCTTTCTTCATACTCTTCTTGCCTTCTGTCTGACACTTAGAGCATCCTTTACCACCACACTCAGGACAGGTGTCACAGGATTCTTTAGCAACCACCTTTGTAGTATCCCTAATTTCTGCTCCAAGAGAATACTTCATACCTTGACCAGTGCGAAGATTCGCAGCGGGATCAGGAGCACCTGCATTCGCTTTGATATCTTTTTCACCTTCATCACTCTTCTCTTCACTACCAGCAAGATCAGGGATTGCTGTGGAAGCATCAGCACCGCCTTCACGGGTAGGTTGTTCCTCGCCTTGCTTCTGCTCGGCAGGAATACCTTCTTCATGAAGATGCCAACCGAATCCTGCACCCTTAGTCCACCTTCCATAAGATTCAATTAGAGCTCTAGAGAACTCGTCATTATGCTGAACACTAGTCGTTGGTTTTTGACGTTCCATTATTGTCGAAGATACTTCTTTTCCTCTCTTTATTTATAGATTCTGTTACATTAAC